ATACCGAAGATTTGACTCCAGAATCTATTCGCTGTAATCATTGAATAGGTTTCTTCTTCTTGAGTTGGGTCAAAAGCTCTAAATGTTGAACTTTGAACCTTGCCATCTGTATAGATACTTGTATCTTCATATAGTGTGTTTTGTACTGTAGCTCCATGAATAGCGCAAAGTAGAGCACCACCTAGAATTCCAGCAACTCCCATCATGTGGAAAGGATTTAAAGTGATATTGTGAAAACCTTGAATAAACAGGATGTAACGGAAGATTGCTGCAACACCAAATGAAGGTGCGAAGAACCAACTGTGTTGACCTAATGGATAGATCAGAAAGATGCTTGTGAAGACTGCAATAACAGCAGAGAATGCGAGTGCGTTGTAAGGTCTAATGCCTACAAGTCCTGCGATCTCAAACTGACGAAGCATGAAACCTATGAGTCCAAAGACTCCATGTAATGCTACAAAGTTCCATAGACCTCCGAGTTGTAACCAACGAACGAATGAACCTTGTGCTTCAGGTCCCCAAAGGAACAGAAGACTATGACCCATTGCGTCGCCAGGTGTTGACACTGCTGCTGTTAGGAAGTTTGCTCCCTCAAGATATGAGGATGCGATACCGTGTGTATACCAACTAGTAACGAAAGTAGTTCCAACGAACCAACCTCCAATTGCTAAGTATGCACAAGGTAAAAGTAAAAGACCAGACCAACCGATGAATACGAATCGGTCTCTCTTTAACCAATCATCAAGTACATCAAACCAACCCCTTGTAGGTGCTTGTAAGGTAGATGCTACCATTATTTTCTCCTATGAAAAAGGGGTCTTTCGACCCCTTGTGTTATTATGGGTTAAGAAATTAACCTATTGAAGGTGCTGTTAAAGCAACCTGTGCTGACTCTGCAGATGCAAGGTCAAGTGGGAAGTTGTGTGCATTTCTTTCATGCATTACTTCCATTCCTAAGTTAGCTCTGTTAAGAACGTCTCCCCAAGTTGGAACAATCTTACCGTTTGCATCTACAACTGATTGGTTGAAGTTGAAACCGTTAAGGTTGAATGCCATTGTACAGATACCCATAGAGGTTAACCATACGCAGACTACTGGGAATACTGCTAGGAAGAAGTGTAAACTTCTTGAGTTGTTGAATGAAGCATACTGGAAGATTAATCTACCGAAGTAACCGTGAGCTGCCACGATGTTGTATGTTTCTTCTTCTTGTCCGAACTTATATCCATAGTTCTGTGACTCTTGCTCTGTTGTCTCTCTGATTAGAGAAGATGTAACTAGAGAACCGTGCATTGCACTGAATAGAGAACCACCGAACATACCTGCTACACCAGCCATATGGAATGGGTGCATAAGGATATTGTGCTCTGCTTGGAATACGAACATAAAGTTAAATGTACCAGAGATTCCTAGTGGCATACCATCAGAGAATGAACCCTGACCGAATGGGTATACTAAGAATACTGCAAATGCTGCAGATACTGGAGCACTGTATGCTACGCAAATCCAAGGTCTCATACCTAAACGGTATGATAGTTCCCACTGTCTGCCCATGTAAGCAGAAATTCCGATTAGGAAGTGGAAGATTACCAACTGGTAAGGACCACCATTGTAGAGCCACTCATCGACAGTAGCTGCTTCCCAAATTGGGTAGAAGTGTAATCCAATTGCGTTGGATGATGGAACAACTGCACCTGAGATGATGTTGTTACCATACAAGAAAGAACCTGCTACAGGCTCTCTGATTCCGTCGATATCGACAGGAGGTGCTGCAATAAATGCAACGATGAAACATGCTGCTGCTGTGAGTAAGCATGGAATCATGAGAACACCAAACCAACCAACATAAATTCTGTTGTTTGTTGATGTTACCCACTCACAAAATTCTGGCCAACCTGCTAGAAGTCCTCCAGATTTGCGTTGAGTTGAAAGAGTTGTCATTAGTAAGACGTTTGTTAAGTAGGGCACTAGGGTAGTGCGAAACTTATTTCCAGTAATCCCTCACTACTGGATATAAAGACGTAATTTATCCTCCCATAGGTCTTGGTTAGCGGGAGCTGAAATGTGTTAAAAGAAACACCTTCCGTTATTTATATTAACAAAACTTTACAATTTTGTCAAGTATCATAGGATACAATACCTAAACTTAATAAACAATTGTAATAAATAAATGCAGGCATATTGTAAATTACAATGAAAAGATTTTTACCTATATTATTATTGACTGGATTTAGTTCACCTGTTATGGCGGACATCACACACAAACTCTCAAGCAGTGTTCAACTCAGCGTAGACGCTGCAGCCACTCAAGTTGAGCGAATTGGAAGCTCTTGGAGTGTCTCTGGAAACGGTGTGGACACAACTGATGGAACAACAGTAAACACAGTTTCTGCTGGCACAATCACATCAGGTGTTATGTCGCCAGGCACGATTGCTGCAACACAGGATGTTCCAGGCGCAAGTTTCAGCTACTCTGCTACATACGTTCAAGGCGATGCAGTATCACAATCTGCACCATCAGTCGGCGCTGTAAGTAACTTCTCAGACCAAGTATCTACAGCGGCTGGAACTGCTGGCGATCTTGCTGGAACAATCACGACAGCGGGAGTTATGACAATAACCGCTGGCGGCGCAGGTACTGTCGGTACTGGCCAATTTGTGACCGAGCTTACCGTTCAATGATAAATGAGGAGAGTATTTGCGATAGTTGTGGGTGCAGCTGTCCTTGCGAATGTAAGGACTGTGAATGCTGTGCCTGTGGTGCCTAATTTTACACAGGGCTCGATGACCTCAAATACGACCACAACTTCCACTGTGACAGAGACCATAAATAGTATGGACTATAATACTGGCTGGCAGTACACGGTAACGGGCACGGGCGTAGAATCAAGTTCTAATAATCTTACGCCTGGTGGAACTGTACAATCAACTGTGACATTAGATGGAGTGACTTCGACATGGAATGGATTGGATCTAGATCAAAGACCAACATTTACACAAACAACGCCTGGAGCAGCCTTTCAATTCAGCGAAAGTTATCAAGGGCCTGGCCTTTCAAATCACACAATAATACAGAGAACAACAACTATAAATTCAGTCACAGACACAACAAGCACCTTTACGCAATAGCCACCACTTGTTTAAGTCTAATTACTTGTAACCCAATATATGCAGAAACAGTTGGTGGAGTATCCGCAACTGCAAATCCAATAGCCAATAGCTCTGGCTCAGTTACGAACCAAGCTATTCAGGTTCTTCAGGGGCCATATATTACGAATACTTATGGTGGAGGTATTCAATGTCAAGGCCCTACCATGAACGTTACACCCTACTTTACAGCCACAGGAAATTTTAAGCGGCCGTTTGAACACACATATATGGATCCAGTGTACGACATGTCAGATTTAGATGATGATGGCGTATTAGACAATCCTGGCTCAATACTTTACTACGTTCCAACAAGAACAGGACAACAAGAAGTTTATAATTTATCCGCTGGTGTATCAGCAACTTGGTCTAAACCTTTAGATAAAGAATTGCAAGCTCAATGTAAAGAAGCTGCTGCAACTCAAATTGCATGGATGGAACAACAAACTGCAAATAAGAGATTAGATTTTGAATTAGCAAGACTTAAAAACTGTGGCGAATTAATGAAGGCTGGCGTGATGTTTCATCCTAAGTCGCCATACCATGCCGTATGTGCCGACGTAGTTTTGGTAAATCCGCCAGGCACTCTACCAAATCACACACATACAATTACACCTAACCCTTCTTCTTCATCTTCTCAAAATTTAAAGGACTTAACCCTTTCGATTGGCGATATTGATTAGCTTTAATTTCATCACGAGAAAGTCTATATGGTGTCTTTCCGAATTTTTTTCTTATAGTATCAACTGTTTTTTTAATTATAGGTTTTATTACTCTTAACAATAATGGTGTTGCAGCAGCGGCAGCCGTTGCCACCACAGCAATTGCTGCGGTAGTGCTTACTTGATTTGTAGAGGGCAAGAATTTTTCAGCTGTGGTAGTATTCTCATATAAAACTACACATGTTTTCCCATCGGCACTGAGTTCGTGACCAATAACTTTCTCATCACCCTTTTGAGTTAAATCACCTATCCTTGGCTGATTTGGGCCTGGACAAGGTACTTTTTCATTTGGTGAAAGATCTCCAGTGTTAGGAACATCTGGTGTCGGAGGAGTTTCTGGGGGTCGTACATCGGGTATTGGTGCTTCTCTTGTAATGATTAGTCGTTCTGGTTCATAATTCATTGCATCATAAGATGGAACCTCAGCATCACAAAAAATCATCACCTCATCTGGATCTTGTTCTACAAGATTTTTATCAACAGGCAATCCACTTTTATGATATTGATTATCTCTATGTGATTTAACACAACCAGGCATATTAACAATGGGATTACCAATGTTTAATACTACAGGAGGAACTAGATAATCAACAGTAGGTTGTTGACGTATCCAATTAGGAACGTATACTTCTTGAACAGATACTTCCTCAATTTCAATTGTAGGTATAGACATTAAAAATTAGGAACACCTAATCCAACACCTTCGGGCATTGGCCCTGCAGGGCCTGTAATATCAGGTAATACATCACCCACAACATCAGGTAATGAATCTCCTACAGAACCCATTACAGATTCCATTACTTTACTTTTGACGTTTTCGATAATCGCATCCTTGCGTATGAATACGTACCCAATAGTACCAACAACGGTAAGAGAGATAATACCACTTGCAATAGCGATTCCATTTACGATTTTCTGCATGATTTTAAGATTTTTTAGTGTCGGGAACAATTTTGACAGGGCCTTGCTCTATCCTAATGGTTTGAGCAGGAGCAGTCTCTGATGCTTTGGCAATAAGAAACTCCATATCTTTTTTAGATATGTTTGCACTACCACCATCAGCACCACCTTTCTTTTTACCTGCTGCTTGGACTCCGAAAGTAGCCAAAGTTCCTGTGAAAACTGAAGCTATAAATGTCGGATCAAGTTTTTGTTCAGGTATGTTAAATGCTGCTGGTAATTTAACATATGCCAAGGTTAAAATACCTGCTGACCAGATAAGCACAGCCAATCTAACAACGGTAGATAAGAATGCTAATTGTTCTTCTTTATCATCAATATTTTCTTTAATTTTACCGATGATACCTTTTGGTTTTTCTTTTTTAACTGCTTCAGTCATCTAACTTACCTTTTTTTAATAATTTTTGTAGTTCAGCTGTCGATCCTACAAATAGTGCGTTGGTGACATTGTTGGGACTTTTATCTTTTGGTTCCTTAATGTCCTTGATTTTTTTCTGTAGGTCTAATAATTTATCTGTGGCATCAGCCACACTTTTAATTATCTGTCCAGTAACTTCATAAGCTCTGGCAGATCCACTCTCTTGAGAAATCTCCATGATACCGTCAATAGCTTCTTGACCTTTCTCTATTAATGAATAGAGATGACCACGAGTATATTCATAATCACGATCAAGATCATCTTTATCACATTTGATTGGTTTGACATTATCAATCTCAATAGGCTCGGAAGTATCCTTTACTATATCTAATGCATCATCAATTTCATCAAATTTCATGACTTATACGTCCTTTTGTTGTGATGGAGAATACTCTTTGAAGTCCTCAAAGAAAGAAGACATCTCATTGAATCCAAAGTCATCACCAGAGGCGATAAGTGCATCATCACCAGTAAGTGGTAAGGTTGCATCTCTAGATCCACTAATTATATCTATGACAGATCCATTTGCATGATCTAAAGCCGTTGTTCCATCTACACCTCTGTAGACAGTTAATTCGTTGCCACTAATAGAACGAATCTGCATATTCTCTTCACCCAGTCTGATGTAATCATCGACTGTAAAGTTAGATGCACTATTTACAGAAACTATTGTTTGTTCTGCAGCCAAAGGTTTATTGATTGCAGTCGTGTTATCGTCATTGTAATCTTTTATAGCTCTTGGAGTTGCAGA